TTCCAGTTTCCACCAGTGCGGTTCCAAGGATGGTCAGGCTTCCTCCACCCTCAATGTTCCGAGCGGAACCAAAGAACCTTTTCGGGCGTTGCAGGGCAGTCGCCTCGACCCCACCACTGAGAATCTTCCCGCTGTTGGGCATGGTGGCGTTGTATGCACGGGCCAGACGGGTAATCGAATCAAGCAGAATGACCACATGCTGTTCATGCTCCACCATTCTCCTCGCTTTTTCGATGACAATTTCTGCGGCATGTACATGGCTTTCCGCACTTTCATCAAAAGTGGATGCAATCACTTCAGCTTCGGGAACCTGTCTTCTGAAATCAGTAACTTCCTCAGGGCGTTCGTCGACCAAAAGAACAATCAGATGGGCATCCGGATTGTTTTCCCGAAGAGCCCGGGCAATACCCTGTTGCAAAACGGCTTGAAGTCAAGATGTTGTCGACGCGGAAGATTCTGTAGTACTGGTTAGACTTAGCAGCAGCAAGACCGCTAGCAGGTGTGTTACCAACGAATGGGTTGGAAACCATGCCGTAGCGAGTCTTAAAGCCGATCTTCGGCTGGAAGTTGTTCTCACCAACCGCACGTACCATTGTTAGTGGAACGTATGGGCAGTAGAAGAGACCAGCGTCATAAGCGGAAGTACCCTTATAACCAACAGTGACGTAGTCAGCAGATGCATATGGGTCGATGTAAACGCGAGTACGACCGTTTAGAGTACCAGCGAATGTGTTACCTGTGTCGTCTACGTTTAGGCTTGTTGAAAGAGCAGGTGCATAGTCAAGCATACCTGAAGCTGCAAGAGCAGAAGCAACGTCTGAAGAACAAACGATGAAGTTACCCTTACCGCGACGTGTGTCTTTTGCGATCTGGTTAGCTTCACGCTCGAGCTGAACGATGAGACCCTTGAACTTTTCTACGCTCCAGCGGCCGTCTGCGTCAGTTGTTAGGTCGAAGATGCCGTTAATAGCAGTTTGACCAGTAGCTGCGCCAGTTTTCGCTTGAGAGTTAACTGTGCGAATAACTTCACGGTTGATTTCCGCTAGGATCTCAGTTGTGAGGATATTTGCAAGCTCTGTCTCAGCGTCTAGACCATGGATAGCGCGAAGGTCTTGCGCAAGTTCCATAGTGTATTCTGCTTTAAGAGCACGTGACTTAGCAGTAACAGTTGCTTTTTCAATGGTGAAACCCATCTCTGCGAACTGCTGGCCACCGTCGTTGCCGAGAGCTTCTGCTTCAGCTGTCGAGTATAGATCAAGAGCTGCAAGAGGATCGTTACGCTCATCGTCGATAGTACCAACACCAGTTGCTGAGGAATCAACACCGTCGAGACCGGATGCGCTACCGTTAGCAGTTGTACCTGAGTCACCAGAGAAGTTGATTGCTGCTTCGTTGAAGAGAGCTTCGTCGCCAACAGAAACACCAGCTTTAGTTGTGCGATAGCGTGACTTCATTGCGAAGATAAGACCAGTAGGACCAGTCATTGGCTGAACACCAGCAATGTCGTATGCAATCATGTTTGGCATTGCGCGACGTACGAGTGAGATAAGAACTGGGTTCCAGTTAGCAGTACCACCACCAGTAACGTTAGTTGTGTTGTTGTCAGTCTCTGCTAGGAAGTTCATAGCAGCGCCTTCTTCACGGAAAGCAACTTCTTGGTTTTCTAGAAGCTGTGCAGTAACAGCTTTTCTGTACTTGTCCGAAATTGAGCCAGCAGATTCTTCATTAAGAACTGGAGCCCATTTTTCAACTAATTTATCGTAAGACATTTTTTCTTACTCCTATTATTGAGTTTTTCTTAGAGCTTGGAGATATTGTTCCATCATTGGAGAAGCAGCAACTGATACGTCATCGTTATCATTTACTTCTTCTTCTAATGAAACTGTTTCAGTGGTTTTTGAGAAATATGATTCTTTGATTGTTGAAACTTTATTAGCAAAAGCTTCTACATCTTCGAATTCAACTTTCTCAACTAAACCAGCAAGTTTTTCTGCTTCGGTTGCAGCTAGATCACGAGAAGCTTCGGAGATAATTTTTTCTCTTGTAAGCTGTTCGATCTCTTCCGACATTTCGATAGCATCTTTAGTTGTTTTGTTGAGCTTTTCTTCGAGCTCTTCAACCTGACTTGCAAGGTCGTCAACTAGGTCGACTTTTGATTCAGGTACTTCGATATAAGATTCTGTGAATAGGCTCTTAAGACCATTCATGAAATCTTCAGCGATCTCAGTACGTAAACCGTTTTGGATAGCAATTTTATTCTCTTCCATCCAATTTTCAACTACGTAGTTTAGGTAGCTGTCGATTTGCTCAACCATGGATTCTTTCATGGTCTTAACTTCTTCAGCTAGTTCTTCCTTGTACTGTTCGTCGAGACGATCAACTTCTTCAGCGATCTTAGAGTTAACAGCAGATTCGAATAGAATTGCAGTCTTTTCCTTGAATTCTTCTGAAAGAGTTGCTTCGTTTTCTACAAGGTCCTTGAGTTCTGAATTAACGTCGATTTGAGCTTCAGCAAGATCTTCTACTTCTTCTTCAAAATCTACGTCTTCTGACATACCCTTGTACATCGCCTGGAGTGAAGTTTTGTTCATTCCTGACATTTTGTTGTACATAGCATTAATCATTCCTGCCTTTGTTTTTGGCATTGGCTCGGAATTCTTTTTGTCACCTTTACGTGCTGGTGCCTTAGGTCCAGTATCAGCAGCTTTTTCTACTGATGCGATAGACTGTGCTTCAGCATTTTTAGGATCATGAGCTTCTTCGATCTCGTCGATTTCATCAAGCTCAACATCCTGTTCCTGAATTTGATCAGTCATGTTTAACTCCTTAATTATTTTTCAGCGCCGAGAGGAAATTCTTGTACTCACGAACCTGTGCCTCATAAAGGCCAGCACGTGGCGTTTTCTTAATTTCAGTCTCAATTCTTTCAATATCCCTAGCTTCAATGATGCCATTATTCCAAACCCATTCAACACCTTCCATAATCCCATTAACGAAAGCTTGAGGTGCAGATGGATCTTGAACAATGTCTACGGTAGCAAGGTGGAAATCCTCCTTGACATACATAACACCATTTCTCTCTACGAGACTTCCCATACCACGAGTTGACACACCCAGTTGCACACCACCTTCAAGAAGACCTTTTACGATCTTACCCATAGGAGTGTCCAAAATCTGTGCCTTACCCATAACATTATTTCCCTCGAATCGAAG